TTTAAAGAGGCAACAATCAACGGTCGCCCTGCACTTACAAGTGATACCTACTTCTGTCAGCGATGCAGAGATATAGGCGTAGATATTATTACGGACACATCAGTACAGGTTCTGCACGTTGATAAACACAACGGCAAGCTGTTTGGTCATCAGTCTATCATAGATTATGATAATAACTGGATCAAACCTGAATTCAGAGACTACTTTGCGATCTAATTCAAATACACCCAATCTGGAAGGCCATCATCTCGATGGCCGTGCAGGGTGTCTGCTCTGTCCTTCAGGCGCTGGTAATTTCTGCCTGTGTCAAATCCTTCCCTTTCTCCACGAAGAAATCCCAGCCAATAGCCAAACATCCCACAGCCAAGAGCAAATAGAAGAAGAGGAAGCACTATGGCAAGCATTGATGGGTGAATTTTGGGATAAATAGGCTAAAACGCCTGTAAATTATTGTGGCGCAAGTCGATACAAACGGCTTCCATATTTGCGTTCTAACGCACGATCTCAATTCAAGGCATACTTTACTATGCCTAAATTACCATAAAACTGACCGATTCTCGAACTTCATCAGGTTTTTACGGAACACCTGTCTTATGGAGCCTATATCTCCGTTACGATTCTTGACAACGAGCACTTCGCAGATGTCTTTGGTGCTCGACCCTCGATATTCATCAGGGTCTCTTTCACCGTATACATTCTGATCGTAATACTCTGGGCGGTAGAGCATCAACACTGCATCAGCATCTTGCTCAATCGCTCCTGACTCTCGAAGATCTGAAAGCATTGGTCTCTTATCAATACGTTGTTCTACACCTCTGTTGAGCTGGGCAAGTGCAATGACAGGAATGTTCAACTCCTTGGCGATCACCTTACACATTCTCGATGCTTCGGCAATATCACGCTCACGTGATTCGTTGTTACCAGATAGTAGTTGCAAGTAGTCAATGATGAGCATCCCCACACCATGGCGCTTGGCAAACACGTGCGCTTTTGCTCGTAATGATTGTGGCGTAACAAAGGAGTTGTCATCAAAGACGATAGGAATGTTACTCAACTCTTCAGCCTTCTTGACTACGTTATCCATCTGCTCATCATTTATCTTACCCTTTCGTAGCTCTGTCGCATCAATGCCTACCTCTGATGTGAGTAGTCTCATAGCCAGTGATTGCGCTGACATCTCAAGAGACATCACGCCAACGACAATGCCAGTGCTGGCCACACGCTTGGCGATCTCCAATGCAAAGGCACTCTTTCCCATTGCAGGACGTGCAGCGATAACGTAAAAGTTACCATCCTCAAAGCCACCAAGAGAGACATCGAAGTCAAGCCCTGTGGTAAGTCCTAATTTGCTCGTACCTGTGCGTACCTCGTCAATCTTCTTGACCACATCCATCAGAGCGCCTGCCATATCGGTGATGCCAGTCTCTTCGGCTTGATCCTCTGATAACTTGTTAAAATTTGTAAACAAGTCATCGAGTGGCGTACCAGTGTTCGCCTGTTGGATGGTTGTCTGACAAGTGCTGACCAACTTGCGTAGTTGGCGCTTGTCTTTGAGTATTTTCTTGTAGCCGACTACATCACTTGTGAAGTGAGATATGTAATCGACACCATTCTCAATGGTGGTTGCATCTACTGGTTTGCCTTCATCATAGTATTCTTTGATCTGCTCAAAGACTTTCTTGTTACTATTGAAGAAGAAGTCATCCTTTGAAAGGTCTACAATAGATGGCAATAAATCTGCATTGAGAAGGGCTGTACCGATAATCGCCTTCTCAACGCCATCATCATGTAGATAATTCATAAGTCTGTCTTTTGTAGTATGTCTCCGTTGTGGTCGATTAGGTAATCCTCATCGCTGTCAAAGTAGAAGTCCTCGCTACAGCACTCACTGACTTCACGCATATCATGGTGATAGCCGACAGATCCCCAGTATTCGTAATGTCCTATCCCTTCGTCAATCCAGACCGTTTGGTCGAATGGTTGTTTGCAGAATTTACAATAGTATGCCATGTTCCTGTTGATTTGGTTGTTGGTTAAACGCAATATACAACGCACTACACTTGATGTCAAGTACTATAGATAGAAAAAATAGGGGACAGAAGGTATTCCCAACTGTCCCCACAACCACCAACCAACAAAGGATTAGTCTCGTAGTGCGCTAAAGATCTTCTTAAACATGCTACTGGTCTGCGTAGGATTGTGCACACCAGAGCGCATGTTGCGCTGTAAGATGTCGATGGTTCGATCAAGGCCTGACATGCGGTGCACCTTTGCACCAGCCTTGTGTGGATTATCATGTGAGTCAGCCCAAGCATTGATTGCTGAAGCTTCCTCTGGGGTAGGATCAACTTCACCCTTGACAACCCTGTAGATATGTTGATACCAAGCATCGTTCCACTCTATGCCCATATAGGGTGCAAGCTCACGTGTCATCTGCTTGATAGACTTCTTTGACTTCGATATACGATCTTGAATCTCTGTCATGTGTTATTTTTTCTCTAACAACTTTGGTTCTTTTTTCATCATCTGAATGAACCCAATGATCCCCAATGCAAGAGTAGCGATGGCTTCCCATGCCTCTGGGTTTACCGTATATCCTACTGCTGCTGCCAGTGTAGTGATACCTTGGTATGTTGAGGGTTCAGTTAGTCTTTCTTTTAACCAAGTTAACATAATTCGTATGGGTTTTGGTGTGAATATTGAAACAATCCCTAATATAGAGGAAATCATCTCCTTATTCAATACTATCTTACGTCTCCTTGTTTTCCTATTGGATTTGGGAGCATCAACCTTCCTGAAACGTTTATTTTCAGGCTTAACCTCACGTATCTTATGTGGCTTGATTCTAATATGTCCAGATGACATGTTGAATTTTGTCTGGATCAACATCAAAGTGGATAAACGTGTCAGCGATGCCGATACGTGTTACACCAGAGTCGATCAATGATCTTATAATGATAAAGCGATGTCGTGGAGCCATCTTCTCGCCAATTCTGTTGGTTGAGATGTCCACAGCAAGGCCTTTTAGGTGGGAGCTGTTCTGGCTCCCACCGACCAAGGCGTTCTTCTTTGGAGATCTTACTCCACTGGTGATGTACAAAGGTGCACCAATGGCATTGCGTACAATCTGACAAATAGGAGGAATACGAGAGTTGATAGGTACTTCATATCCTTCTTCTTCGAATTCGTCTCTGTAAAAATTATGTGTTAATTGGTATCGCATCGAAGATCTCCATGATTCGTTTTACATCAAAAGGGCAGATCAGGGCCACCAGCGTTCACAGGCTCTTCAAGAGTTCTGCGCTTTGCTGGGCGTGGCACTTCTTCCTTTTGTGAGTTTGGTACATAGTCATTGATCCATACGGAGTGCGTCTTACCATATTGATCAACTTCACGCTTACGTCCTACAGATAGGCGTAAGTACTTCTTACCTTCGTATTCTGTGATGTCTTGTTGGTTCACATCGCTAAGACATACAGAGACGTTGATGATACCGTAGTCACCGTTTTCTTTACCGTTGCCCACGTATTTTTTGTCAGCCATTGTTTTATCCTTTTAGTTGTTTGATTGTTGCTAACAGTTCAAGGTAATCATTATATCGGAGAATAGCAAGTGCTTCCTCACGATCACCTCTGATGACTTGCACGTCTACATGTACGCATGGTTTCATGTAGTCGGCAATTTTCTTCCTGCGTTTTGCTTGGATCTTGGCTCCTTCGATGAGGCAATCCACCTCTTCCGTATAGCCAAGAGCACGGCCGTTAGACCCCCAAGCACGCTGAGCGTCAAGGCCACGCTCTTTTGCTTGTTGAACGATTTCTCTTTCAAATGTGTTTCCTTTTATTTTACTTGGGTGAGACATAATTGTTTCTTCTCATTTCCTCGAAAGGGTTTTCACAGTCAGGGTTATCGATTACATACTGAAGAGCCTGAAGATAATGAATAGCCTTGCCGAGATCTTCTTTTGGCGTACCCTTGTAACGATACCGATTGAGGTACTTGTAGACATTACCAACAAGGAACCCATGAAACTCATCTTTCATCAATGATGATTTGATGATCTCTATGGATTCCTTATCTCTTTGTTTGTAGTGGTTCATTATCTACCTCTTGATACCGCAATCGTGTGTAGCGTGTCAATACCCCAGCGTAGCACTTCAGAGTATGTCATGCCAAAACGATCTGCAATATCATTGAGTCTTTTATCTGTCTCAAAGTCCAGAGCCGTAGTTCTATTGACCAACTTCATCTGGTTATAGTCCTTGACTTTTCTCTTTACCTTTGATCTTTCTACCATTTGAATGTTCATGATATTAGTATTTGGTTGTGGTTATTTGCGTTTGAAGTCATCGCTCTCATCTTCAGCATATACGCCCTCTTGGTAAAACTCTGTGAGTTGGAGGATCGCTCTTGCTTTGGCACGCTTCTCTGCCATTGCTACTGGGTATGGAGCTTTGGTGTTGTATGGCGTTGATTCGCCAAAGGATTCAGCAGTCTTTGTGCCATCACCCATTGTCGCAATGCACTTGACACATGCTTCCTTATTGGCAAGGTCAAGGCTTACGATCTGGTAGGTCAGAGAGATACCTGCATTACTGGCGATCTTCTCAACCCCTGTACGTGTGACGATAACGGTGTTATGTACTTTGAAGAAGTCCTCTTGGCCAAGATTGTACTTGGCTGCTAAATCACGAAGTCTACTTCGCTTGTCTGTTGGTTTATCCATTGTTCTGGTTCTATTAAGTTGTAGGTTGGTTGTTCATTTAATACAATCTGTGATACCTCAAGACGAGCCTTTGGTGGCTCTTCTTCATACAAGATACACATTGCTTGTAACTTTTTCCAGTCCTGCTCATCTACTTTCCAATGCTTGGCTTCGTAGGTAGGCTTGGTGCGCCACTCTTTTGGCCTTACATTGATGTAGTGATCTACTGGCTTTGCGTATGCCAACGCATAGCACATCATCTGATACTTATGATTGTCGAAGATGTTACCAGACTTGAAGTCAATGATCGCAACGCCTTTATTGGTATTGGCAATGAGATCTACTGTACCTGCGAAGTTGAGTGGGTAGGAATTTGTGGCATCATGCTTGAGCCGATTCTCGATGCTAATTGGCTCAACCTCATAGTCATAGAAGAACTGCGCAATGCCTGTCAGATGACGTAGCATGGTCTCATCTTGTATGTCAGAGACGTCAAGAGAGCCATGTTGTAGGAGCTCTTCGATGTAGGCGTGCATGAGCGTGCCATACTCTGATGTCTCTTTGAGCGTGTTATCGATGAACTCTGCGCTGTTATCCTTATACCATTTGAGTAAGTGGATAGGCGTTGGAAGAGCATTTTTTACGAAGTTGGTAACGCTTGTGTACCATTTACCATCCTCGTAATACCAGCGTTGGCCTTTATGATTGTACTGATACATACTGACCTCCTAACTGCTTTGGTAATTTTCCGCCAAGTCTGATGTAGTGGATCACATCGAAGGCAAGGTAGTAGGACATGAGCCTTGCTTGCCCATCAAGACTCTTGAAGTCATTCTCGGCTTTCATCACACCCATCAAGATCTCGGAGATCTCATCGGTGCGTTCAGCCATCTGCTCATAGCGAGACTGAAGTGCGTTATTGGTTATCATGGTTGTTGTGTTTGGTTGTGGTTGGTTGTGAAGGCTACTACCTGCTTTCAGACAGGTAGCGCCAATCGAAAGGAACTTAACATGAAACAGTCGTAATATAATACATCAAGATGTACTTGTCAAGTTTTTTTAGTTATAACTGTACATACCGTACTTGACAATGCTTGAGCCATCAGCAAAGACCTCCATAAACGTTACCACCCAGAAGTGTGCTTGAACACCTTCAACGGTCATGGTTATGGTTTGTGGTGGTAGCATTTTGTCAAGGTATGTGTTGACTATTCGGTATTTCCGAACAGTTGACTTGGAAGGTCAAACTCTAAAATGGCTTTCATTTCAACCATGCGATCTTCATCGTCTAACGCATCAGCTTCAACTAATAACATTGACACTAACGCGTCGGTGGGCGGTTGGCTAATGTACACATGCGCATCGAGTAAGGTGCCCGTGTCGGTGGTGTCTAATGCGGGATAACACTTAACCACGTCGAGTGACGATTGCGCGTGGTCAATGTCGGATATCGCAGTAAACAACTCGTTAAGGGTGCCAGACTGCACCGCATTGCGGGTACGCTGGCCGCCTGCATCGTCACTGGTACCGAGCAGTTCGGGCTTGAATATTTTTAAATCATTACGGGTAATGCTCATGGGCCACCTGTGTGTATAAAAAAGCGTGAAAGAGTTACAGCGTTAAAAATCGTAA